TATTTTTCCCTCCCCGGAACATATAAGCACTGTCTTGGACCGTTCCCTACGAGAGGAGGTGACAACATGGGCGATATATTTGACATGGGCAACAGCGGCGATATATTTGACATGGGCAACAGCGGCAGTCATGCTGCATTGGCCCGGAAGCACATGAAGTCACTTGGCGTATATCAGGCCGAGTTTGAGCCAATTATCAAGGTATACGCGCAACTCCGGCAGCAGTACGATGTGCTGACAGCCGAGTTTGAAGCCTCCGGCTTTGACTATGGTGAAATGACTCAAACCGGGAGTAAGAAGGCTACAATAGTGCTGACCCTTGAAAACCTACGCAAAGATATCCTGACCTATGCCGGGCAAATGGGCTTAACACCTGCCGGGCTTCGTAAACTCAAAGATGCCAAGGCAAGTGACAACACCTCACCATTAGCCAAGGCGCTGCAGGTCCTTAGCAATGGTGCTTAAGGGTAAATATCTACAAGAAGTGATTGGCTACACGCAAGCCGTGGTAGACGGGAGCATTTTAGCAGGTACTGACCGTATCGCGGCTTGCAAGCGTTTCTTGGATATGTTGCATTCCGGGAAATACGACATCCGGACCAAGGATGCGGATTTCGTAATTGGCGTGATTGAAACCACATTTAAGCACAGGCAAGGACAGGCGCTGGATGGCACACCGATGCGAGGCAAGCCTTTCCTGCTGGAGCCTTGGCAGAAGTTCTGCGTTTACGGAATGCTCTGCTTCTACTACCCGGAAACCGTGGAGCGCGTGGTCAAAGAGGCGTTTATTTTCATCCCACGCAAGAACAGCAAGACATTGTTTGTATCCGCTTTGGCTTGGGGCCTTGGGTTGTTGGAACGGCAAAGCGGTGCCAAGGTTTATGTGGTGGCCACCACGCTCAAGCAAGCCATGGAAACCTTTGACAACTGGGAATATAACCTTGGTAATTCGTGGTACAACAGCGTGGACGAGGCCAAGAAGGCCGGGTGGCGGTACCTCAACAACAACATGGCCCACAGCATTGAGCACGAGAATATATCCGGCGGCTCCCTCCACATGGAGGCGCTGGCCGGGAATGCTGGTGCTCATGACAGTTTTAACTGTAACATCGTAATCGCGGATGAGGTCCACGCCTACAAGAACCCGGAGGAGTACAACCGCCTCAAGGAGGCCACCAAGGCGTACACCAATAAATTGGTGATCGGCATAACCACAGCCGGGGATGACAGCGCCGGGTTTTGTGCCAAGCACCTTGATTATTGTCAAGCGGTGGTCCGGGGTACAATCGTGGATGATGCCATGTTCGCGTTCCTGTGCATGGCGGACCGGGATGAGGGTGGCAATGTTGATTATGAGGACCCGGAGCAGCACGAGAAGGCCAATCCTAACTATGGCGTGACCATCCGACCCAAGGAAATGGAGCGCGAGGCTGCACTTGCCAAGAACAGCCCGATTATGCGCAAGGATTTCCTGACCCGGAGCCTTAATGTCTTCGTATCCAGCCTCCGGGCCTATTTCAATATTGCCGAGTTTGAAACCTCCAACGAGGAGGCCGGAGCAGCCTTGGGTATTCCTCCGAACCCGCCGTATTTGGCCGGGGCCAAGGTGATGGCGGAATGGCGCGAGAAGGCGCTGGCGGCGCTGGTCAAGTTGAACATCAACTGGTATGGCGGCACAGACCTTTCCAAGATGCATGACCTGACCGCTGCTGCACTTTATGGCAACTACAAGGGTATTGACATCGCCATCACCCATGAATGGTTTCCAATCGTTGCTGCAACTCAAAAAGCCAACGAGGACGGAATACCGCTGTTTGGATGGCAGGACGAGGGCCACCTTTCCATGAGCAACGCGCCTACCACCAACCATATGGATGTGGTCAACTGGTACAACGGCATGCGGAAACGCGGCTTCAAGATAAAGCAAATAGGCCATGACCGGAAGTTCAACCGCGAGTATTTCGTGGGTATGAAGAAAGCCGGGTTCACGGTGGTTGACCAACCGCAGTACCACTACAAGAAAAACGAGGGTTTCAGGCGGATTGAAGTGCAAACCAAGAACAAGAAGTTCTACTATTTGGGCAGCACGGCCTTTGAGTATTGTATAGGCAATGTCCGGGCGATTGAGAAGACCGATGATGCGGTGATGTACGAGAAAGCCTCTGAAACTCAACGAATAGATGTCTTTGATGCGGCGGTGTTTGCTGCCGTTCGCATGCTGGAGGACATTGAGAGATCTCACAATGCAGGGAAGTGGTTAAATGGCTAACATGCTATCAAGGATGGTCCAGGGCATTATGCGCAGCCGTGATGCTCCCAAGAAAACCCGGACCGAGGTATCAACCTCCAATTCGTGGCTGTGCTCCACGCAAGCCTTTCAAGTGCTGGTTGGGTGCGGCTACACCACGCTGGCCAATTGTCCGGAAGTACAGATGTGTGTGGATGTATACGCGGACCTGATATCATCCATGACCTTGCATTTGATGCAGAACACGGACCGGGGTGACATCAGGATAAAGGACGGGCTGGCGGCTAAAATGGACATCCGGCCCAACAACCTGATGACACGCAAGGCATTTATCGCGCACATCGTACGCGTGTTGATGCTGGAGGGCGAGGGCAACCAAGTCACATTTCCACGCTTTACAGCGGAGGGGCTGCTGGACAACTTGGAGCCGCTGGCACCGAGCAAGACCCGGCTTGTGGCCGATGGTGACGGGTACTATATTTCCTTCAACCTCAAACGCTACAGCCCGGACGAGGTGCTGCATTTCGCTATTAGGCCGGACCCGGAGCAGCCGTGGAAAGGTACCGGATACCGGGCGGTCCTATCTGATGTGGTGAAGGGCCTTAAACAGGCAAGCGCCACCAAGCAAACGCTGCTTGAAAACCCGGCACCGAGTGTCATAGTCAAGGTGGACGGGCTGACGGAAGAGTTTGCAAGCGTGGAGGGCCGACAGAAACTGGCTGCTCAATACTTCGATAGCAGCGAACAAGGGAAGCCATGGTTTATACCCGCAGAAGCCTTTGCTGTGGAGCAGGTAAAGCCGCTGACCCTTAACGATTTGGCGATTGCGCGGAATATGGAGTTGGACAAGCGGACAGCCGCTGCCATTTTCCGGGTTCCGGCTTTCTTGGTAGGTGTGGGTGAGTACAAGAAGGAGGAGTACAACGCGTTTATCAATCACTCCATTATGCCGATGGCCCAAGCCATCCAGCAGGAGTTGACACGCAAGTTGCTATTCGCGCCGGACCGATACTTCAAGTTCAACCCGCGCAGCCTCTACGCCTACGATATTGGTGAAATCATTGAGGCTGGAGGCGAAATGGTTGACCGGGCTGCAATGACCCGGAACGAGTGGCGAGATTGGGTAGGTATGTCACCCAACGCGGACATGGATGAAATCATGCTGCTGGAAAACTACTTGCCGATTGACCGACTTGGTGACCAAAAGAAATTGACCGAGGATGGAGGTGATGGCGGTGATTAAGACGAAAGATAGGAACCTACGGCAGGTCCGGTCCATGCCAACCGAGTTCCGAGCAGCGGAGGAGGAAGGCAAGAAGGTTATTGAGGGCTACTTCGCTGTGTTTGGCGATGTCTACGAGTTGTGGCCCGGAGCGACAGAGAGCATTGACCCTAATGCTTTCAGCGATACATTAAGTGATGATATTCGGGCACTGATTGACCATGAAACGAGGCTTGTCCTTGGGCGTACTAAAGCAGGAACGCTAAAGCTGGGAGTGGACAACCGAGGATTATATGGATCAATCACAATCAACGAGAATGATACAGACGCGACAAACCTATATGCAAGGACAGAGCGGGGTGATGTAACGCAAGCCAGCTTCGGATTTGAAATCTTGCAAGAGAAAACCGACTTCCATAACGATGGGTCAGTCCATTGGACAATTGAGAAAGTGAAGCTTTATGAGGTGTCTTGCGTAACATTCCCAGCTTATAAAGACACCAGCATCGCGGCACGGAAGCGTGAATATACAGAACTTAGAAAGCGACAAGTAGATGATTGGCGCAATCGAATGAAAGAGAGGATTGTAAGTGCTTAAACAAATTATTCTAACCCGCAAGATTGCGGAAGCGACCAAGCGGCTTGAAGCTCTGGACTTCGCAAGTATTGAGGAACGCAAGAGCGCACTTGTCAAAAGAGAGAGCGAGCTTGAAGAGGCACTTAATCAAGTTACCGAAGAAACGAGTGAGGAAGACAAGACCGCAATTGAAGCCGAGGTAACAGAGCATGAAGCCTTGAAGCAAGAGATTGCCGAGGCCGAGGCCGCGCTTGAAAATGAGCGCGTGAAGTTGAACGATGAAATCGAGAAACTTCAGAAAGAGTTGGACGAAATCAACCAAAAGCCGGGCGGAGCCGGAGCCGAGGAAGCCCGTACCGCCGAACGAAAGGAAGGAATTAGGAATATGGAAAAGGTGGCAAATACCCGGATGAAGTTCTTTGGCGGCATGAGCCTTGAGCAGCGCTCCGCTGTGATGGAGCAGCAGTCTGTCAAGGATTTCCTGCAGAGGGTGCGCTCAATGAGAGGGCAACAGCGAGCGATTACTGGCGGCGAACTGAACATTCCAGATGTGTTGTTGGGCGTTCTGCGTGACAATCTGCATAGTTACTCCAAGCTTGTGAGTAAAGTGCGGTTGGTGCGTGTTCCCGGGAAATCCCGTCAGACTATCGCAGGAACTATTCCAGAAGGTGTCTGGACTGAAGCGTGTGCAACGCTTAATGAACTTGCGATTAGTTTTTCGCAGATTGAGGTTGACGGCTATAAAGTCGGTGGTTTCATTCCTGTCTGTAATGCGCTGTTGGAAGACAGCGATGTTAATCTGGCAGATGAAATCATGTTTATGATTGGACAGGCGATTGGCTATGCGCTGGATAAGGCTATCCTGTATGGTACTGGTACGAAGATGCCTGTTGGTATCGTTACACGTCTGATTGAAGAATCGGAACCTGCGTACTGGAATGACAATGCGTACACTTGGACTGACCTTCATACCACGAATGTCAAGACAATCAATCCTTCTGGTTTGACCGCAGATGCATTGTTCTCCGCAATTATCCTTGCTGCTGGAGTGGCAAAAGCCAACTATTCAACCGATGGAGCGAAGTTCTGGGCGATGAATAGCAAGACCTTTGCGACATTGCAAGCGAAGGCATTGTCGTTCAATGCGGCTGGTGCTATCGTTTCTGGGCAGAACATGACTATGCCCATCATTGGTGGAGAAATCGTGATTCTGGAGTTCATCCCTGACAATGACATCATTGGTGGATATGGTCAGCTTTATCTGTTGGCTGAAAGGGCTGGAGCGCAGTTTGCGGTAAGCGAGCATGTGCGATTCATTGACGACCAGACTGTGTTCAAGGGCACGGCAAGGTATGATGGTATGCCGGTGTTTGGCGAGGGGTTTGTTGCATTCAACATTGCAAATACTGATGTGACTACTTCCGTGAACTTTGCATCGGATACCGCAAACCCTTAGACGCGTCCTTACTGAGCCTCACGGTAGGGACGCTTGACCTGGACCCGACATTTGGAAGCCAAGTGTATGGATATGAGGCAAGCACAGCAAACGCAACCTCAAAGGTAACTGCAGTTCTGAAGGCGCCCACTAAAGCGAGCATGGCGCTGGCATTGAACGGGGTTACGCTCGAAAATAAAGCAAATGCGACATGGCTTAGTGGAGTAAACTATTTGACGGTTAACACCGAATATGGCACAACGAAGCTATTGTATGTTGTCGAGGTTACTAAGACAGGGACATCTATTGGTTCGCTTACTGTTACATCGGAAGATGGAACCGAAACAGGCGATACGAAGCTTACAGTTGCGGGAAGTAGATTGGCAGGAACGAGCCTTGTTTACACGGTTTCGGATACTTCCATTGACACCCCAACATTGGACGATGTGCTTGAAGGATGGACAGCATGGGATGGAACGAGCGATATTACCGTTGCCCATGGGAAGTATGTTGGCGTTGCCGAAGTGCTTCACAATGGCATGGTAAAATCCTTCGGCCAGGTACAGGCTGATTCAGACGGAACAGACTAATCAAGGGATAAGGAGGGATAGACGGTGGCAACATTTGTAGTAACTGTATTAAGTCTTGTAAAATCCCGTCTGAACCGCCTTACAAGCGATAAATCACTTGATGTATACTTCACAGCGAGGATTGAATCGGCACAGAAGGAGTTGACACGCATTGGCATTCAGATTGATGAAGAGAGTGTTCGTGACCAGCTTCTTCTTGCCGACCTCGTTGCATGGCAATACCAAAATCGTGATAAACCTGGTGGAATGCCAGACTGGTTAAGGCTTGCAAGACGAGAGCGGTGGTTGCAACAAGAACGAAACGAGGAAGTCCAATGATATTAGACAAAGGCACTTGCACAGTTTATAGCATTGGAAACAGCGCATCGGCTGGAAGTATGCCTGTGGAAACCATGACAAAGAGATATGAATCATGGTATGCAGAGCTTGATTTCGAGACGAATCCTACTAATCCAACGGAATGGCGAGAAGAAGTTGTTACGGATGCGAGGATTCGTGTGATACAGAACAGAACCATAGTAAACAAAGATGCTGTCAAGTTAAGCCCAGAGCCGAACACATGGTACGAGGTAACGCGAGTATTCCATGGTGTTGATGACGAGAATGGCGAGTTAATATCAGACATCAGCTTACGGAAGGTTGAATGATATGACGTTGGAAAGCCTCAAGACATTGCTATTGACAGTAGATGCGAAAATAACCCGATACAAGCATTTGGGTAGTGGGAATTATACTGTATGGCGAGAGTACGGCACAAAGCCGCTTGGAGCAGACAACAGCCATGGCGAGGTAATCCATCGTGTCCAGATTGACAGATTTACCAAGAACGAGAATGATACCATTGCCGAATCAATGACAGAAAAGTTAAACGAGCGAGATGATATTGCTTTTCAGTATCTGGTAGACTATGAATTGGACACGGGATATATTCATCATATCTGGGATTGCGAGGTTGTGTAATGGCAAGCATTAAATACGAAGGGCTTGATGAAGTGATGGCGAGCATGAAAAGCCATGGTGAGCTTGTAGGGAAAGTGGCAGATAAGATGCTAATGGCAGGAGCCGAAGAAGTTAAGAAAGCATGGGCGGCGAGCGCAAGAAAGCATGACCACAAAGATACTGGCGATATGATAAAGTCTATTGATTACAGTAGAAGCCCTAAGACCGCAAAGGACATCAGAACGATTGACATATATCCTCAAGGCAAAGACCGAAAGGGAATACGAAATGCAGAGAAAGCATTCATATTGCACTACGGGACATCGAGCATAAAAGGAAGTCATTGGGTAGACGATGCGGAAGCCATGGCAGAAGAAGATGTAATTCGTGTGTATGAGCAAATCTGGGACGAGCATTTGAAAGGAATCTAAGAAATGGCAAAGATTGGTTTAAGGACTTCAATATTCGCTCCGATCACGAGCGAGCCTGTCAACTCTATGCCTGTGTACGGCACTGCTGTACACGGCCATGAACGGCTTACCACCATGAGCCTGAGTTGGCAGAAGAACGATGCGAAACTGTACGCCGATGATGTTGTTGCCGAAGCGGACAACAGCGTGACTGGCGCCAAACTGGAAATGGGGATGGATGACCTCAGCGAAGAGTTTGAAATCTCTGCTCTGGGCGTTCAGAAAGACCCCACAGCCGAGTACCTTGAGGACACGGACGATCTGGGAACCCCCGGTGGCTACGGCTACATTCAGGTGTCTGTGTACAAGGGGGAAAGGAAGTACATTGCAAACTGGTTCTACAAAGTTCTGTTCGGCAAATCAGACGAAGAAAGCACAACTAAAGGCGAGAGCATTGAATATAGCACCCCGACAATTACTGGAACTGTAATGGGTGTAAATGTCGATGCGACAGGGAAAGCTAAGTTCAGAAGGCGTAAAGAGTTCAGCACTTATTCCGAAGCATTAGCATTCCTCAATCAGTTGGCTGGCATTACTCCTATCAACCTTGATTTGGAAAGCCTTGTAATAAGCACTCTCACTCTGGAGCCGACATTTAACAGCGGTGTAACCTTGTATTCAACTACTACTACCAATGATACGGACATCATTACTGCGGTTGCTGATGATGCAATTGGTGCGTCTGTTGCAATTGTTAATGGAGTAACACCAGTAACGAGCGGCGATGCGGCAACTTGGGAAGAAGGCGTGAACACAGTTAATGTGATTGTAGAAAATGAAGGTCTGACAAAGGTATATACTGTTGTTGTAACGAAGGAAGCATAACATGAAGCGAGATGTAACGATAACTTTCAAGTTCGCAGATAAAGAAGAAGATTTAGTCTTTACAACGGCTGCATTGCTTGAAGTACAAGAGAAGTTTGGCGGTGTGTCGAACATGACTGAAGCATTCTCTGGCCCTACCATCAATGAATGGGATGACGAGGAAGAAAAAGAGAAAAAGATGGAGCAGAAAGCGAAAGCAAATGCTGAAGCTCTTCCTTTAGGGTGTTGGTTATTTGCAACGCTTGCCAATCAAGGACGGTGGCTAAAAGACATAAATGCCGAGCCAATCAACGAAAAGTATGTTGCGTTACATTCGCTTCCGACGGACTTAGAGCCTATGCTTCAAGCGTGTATGGATGCGATTGCGAAGGGGATGGGAACCTACCGGACTGTCGAGGAACACCCGGTTGACCCCATCCTTGAGGAAGTGGAAAAAAACGTGGCAAGCGCAGGGAAATAGAAGCCCTGCGCTTAGTGACATATGCATTGATGTGCGGACTAACAGAAGAATCTGCATGGAAAAGTTGCCCGGGCAAACTAATGGACATATACATGTGGCGAAGAGAGTATGACGATGCGCTACATGGGATAACCCGCCGAAGGGAAGGTGAGGACTAATGGCGGTACGAGAAATAAAGACAACTCTTGCGATTGATGGCGAGCAGGCTTTTAAGCGAGGAATGGACGAAGCGTATCGTGCCATGAAGATACTCGGGAGCGAGTTGAAGGTCAACACCGCCGAGTTCGGCAAGAACGCTGACAGCATAGATGGCCTAACCCAGCGTGGTGCAATCCTACGCAAAGAGGTTGAACAGCAACAGAAAATAGTCGAAGCCTTGGCTAAGGCGGTTAATGAGAGCGCAGACGCTTATGGAGAAACAGACAAGAGAACTGATTCCTATAGAGTAAAGCTAAACAATGCGACAACGGCCCTGAAAAAGATGGAGAGCGAACTTTCAGCTAATGAAAGTGCTATTGATGGATTCGGAAAAGAAACCGAGGATGCAGACAAGAAAACAAAAAAATGGGGTGAATCTCTTAAAAAGCTTGGAGAAACACTTGGCAAGGGTGTTGTAAAATCTGCAAAAGCGGCAGCGGTTGCAGTCGGAACAATGGCGGTTGCGGCAGGAGCGGCGGCGATTAAGCTTGGGAAAGAAGTAATCAATTCATTTGGCGAGCTGGAGCAGAACCTTGGTGGTGCGGATGCTGTCTTTGAGCAGTATTCAAGCAAGATGAAAGCCTATGGTGAAGAAGCATACAGGACCATGGGTGTTACTCAATCACAATACTTAGCAACCGCTAACAAGATGGGAAGTTTGTTTCAAGGTTCTGGATTGTCGGTTGAGAAATCAATGGAACTTTCTTCACAAGCCATGCAGAGAGCGGCAGATGTCGCTTCTGTAATGGGGATAGATACGCAAGTAGCCCTTGATAGTATCGCTGGTGCGGCAAAAGGCAACTTCACCATGATGGACAACTTGGGCGTAGCAATGAATGCTGCTACTCTTGATGCATACGCTTTATCAAAAGGACTTGATTTCACATGGGCATCGGCAACTAATGCGCAGAAAGCAGAGGTTGCCATGCAGATGTTCTTCGAGAACACAGAGAAGTACGCTGGAAACTTTGAGAGAGAGTCCACGGAAACCATAACGGGCGCACTTGGAATGATGAAGGCGGCAACTGGTTCATTTGTGGCAGGATTGGGGAATGCAGATGCTGATATGCAGAAGTTGACCCAGAACATTGTCGATGCGTTCACGGCTGTGGTAAATAATGTAACCCCGATACTAAATAACATTCTATTGGTAATGCCTCAAGTGATTGATACTCTGATTGGAAATATTGGGGCAATTTTACCGCAGTTGATAGAAACAGCGATTAGTATGTTTTCCGCTGTGCTGACTACGATAGTAGGCCTATTACCAGAACTTACCCCTGTTGCGGTGGATGCTATTCTAACAATTGTGACTGCGCTCATGCAGAATTTGCCGATGATTATGCAAGCGGCGAATGACATCATCATGGGTCTGCTGAACGGGCTACAAACAGCGATGCCGAAGATTGTCCCAGCGGCAGTACAGGGCATCAATATGTTCGCCCAGGGGCTTATTCAGAACATCCCGCAGATACTCGCCGTGGGTATCGACATCCTTCTGGCCGTGGTGCAGGGGATTACTCAGTCAATTCCTTCGCTTATCCCGGCGATTGTACAGGCAATCATGACGATCATCACGACAATCATTCAGAAGTTGCCTGAGATACTAAAGGCTGGCCTTGACATCATCAAGGCATTGGTGAAGGGACTGATACAGGCAATCCCGGACATCATAGCGGCGATGCCCCAGATTATTCAGTCCATCATCGAGTTTATCATTGACGCACTACCTGAAATCATTGTGGCTGGTATCGAGATTATCATTGCCCTGATTGGCGGGTTAATCGAGGCGATACCGCAGTTGATTGCGTCCATGCCTGAAATCATCATGGCAATCGTAAACGGCCTGATGGACGGGCTGGGGAAGATAGGCGAGGTTGGCATAAACCTTGTCAAGGGCCTGTGGGAAGGCATCAAGTCTATGACCTCCTGGCTCTGGGATAAACTGACCGGCTGGATCGGCGATGCCTTGGGCTGGCTTGGAAACTTACTTGGCATTAAAAGCCCATCCCGTGTGATGGCTGACATGATAGGTAAACCCATGGTAGAAGGGCTTGCGCTTGGTATAACTAAAAACGCGGGGCTGGTGGAAAAAGCCATGGATAAGCTTATGCCTGATACAAGCTATGTGTTTGATGTTACAAGGCGTTTTAACGATGTAGGCAGGAGCGCGGTGTATGGCAGCGGTAGCGGCAGAGTAGCGCTTGATGGAAGCTATATTACGCAATTGGCTGACGCGCTTGCAAGCAGAATAAAAGGCGGAGAGCAGGGAGATATAGTGATTGTGCTTGATGATAGGGAAGTCGGGCGCTATATGCGCAGAGGATTTGCGGGTGGTTTTGTATGATTCCATACCAAGTTAAATACGAAAACCATAAGGGCGAATCTCTTTGGCTTGATGATAGCCGCTATTTTGTGGATATAAACGATTTGCGAAACTTTGCCTGGGATTACAGCATAAACAACAGACCCGGTAGCTTCGGCGGCAGGGTTACACGCTTTATCCGCGGAGTGATTGAGCGAAACTTGCGCATAGGTGTGCGTGGAAGCAATGAAGCGCAATTCGCCAACCGTATTGAAAGACTACACGCGCTTACCGAGGTAGACATATTGGCGAACAAGCCCGGTAAACTGTGGCTTAAGCAGGAATACATAAGGTGTTATATGGCTGTTAGCAGCGATATCAACACTTACAGCAGGCGCGGGAACTTCGCTGAAAAGAATATGACCGTGCTTGTTACTGAGCCCTTCTGGTGCAGGGAGCAGCTGTACCGCTTTAATGCAGAGGAAGCGCTTACTATAACTGACGGTAAACGATACAAAGGGAGAAACCCCTACCGCTATGGCACAAGGTATCAGAGCACACGATTTACGAATGAGCACTATGTGCCCTGCCCTGCGCTTATTGTGTTTGACACGCCAAGCAGCAACCCAAGCGCCTATATAGGCGGACAGGGCTATACAGTATATACAACTGTGGCAGATGGCGAGAAGGTGATAATAAACCAACTTGAAAGGACAGTAACGCATATAAGCGCTGACGGCAGAGAGACAAATATATTTAACCTTAGGGATAAAGAGGCGGATGTATTTAGATATATTCAGCCCGGACAACAGGATGTGCTGTTTCTGAATGACTTTAGCCTAACGCTTATACAGCAGAGGAGCGAACCTAGATGGAACTGATACACGCTAATGCAGCAAGGCAGGAAATATCTGTGGTGCGTAATATGCAGAGCTTTGACGCGGAAATAAACATACAGAATGATGCGGATGAAGCCGGAAACAGCTGGCAGCTGCGTCTGGGTACGGATATATGGGAACAAGAACCCATACTGAAGGGGCATTATCTGTATATTGACGGTACTGAATGGGGCGGTCCGGTTGAAAAGATTGTACACAGCACAAAAGATGAGATGATTACACTATCGGGCTGCACATGGCGCGGTATGCTGTGCCGCAAGGTGATATGCCCACCTGAAGGCAAGGCTTATATGAGATTTAACTCAACGCCTGTTAAAAAGATGCTGCAAGCTGTGGTGTTGCCGCAGCTGGGCGAGTTATTCGGAATTAGCGAACAACTGACGGATGAGCTTATAAGCGCGTCCTTCCGCTATGAGCCTATGCTTAGAGGCTTACAGCGGGTGTTAAGCGCTATCGGGCTTGGTATGGATGTACGCTATAACAGCGCTAAGCGTATAGTTGAAATACGCACTAAGTACATACAAGACTATTCGCAAAGCATAGACATAAGCCAAGACTATGGCATGGATATTAAAACGGTATCCGGCAGCTTGCAAGGCTATAACCACATGATAGTGCTTGGGCGGGGCGAGCTGACAGAGCGCACTGTAATTAATCTATATAGATTGGCGGACGGAAATATTACCACGGAACGCCCTAACTGGTCTAATACATTGGCGGAGCGGTCTGTGATATATGACTATGGCAACGCGGAAACTGAAGAAGAGCTGCTAAAGGCAGCAATAGCTAAGTTTAAGGAATATGAATATTTAGACAGCCTTGAAATTGACGCAAGCGAGCTTGATATACCAGCGCAGCTTGGAGATATAGTAGGCGCAAGGGACAGGGTTACCGGAATGGTAGGCAAGGCGCCTATTACCGGCATGATACTAAAAATGAGCCAGTCCGGTATTACGATAGAAAAGAGGGTGGGTTGATGGCATCAAAAGCAATAACTATTTACACGCCGCCAACGGCGGCTCCGCATATAAACGCGGAGGATGACGCGCAGATATATCGCGCGCTTTTTGGCGGCAGCGGCATTACGGCGGCGGATAATATGTTGACTTGCACCAAGGTAGATAACGGCAATGTAATTCTTGCAAGCGGTGTATTCTGCAACCAAGGGTACATGCTTGCTGTGGAAGGCGGCACAAGCCAGACAGTGGCAGTGCCCACAAACGCGGCGGGAACATATCGCAAAGATTACCTTGTAGCGGAATTTACCAGAGGTGGCGGCAGTACTGCCGACAGCCATGTGTTTAAACTTATTACAGGCGTGCCCGTCGCAAACGAAAGCACAGCACAGCCGCCTAGCTTAATTCAAAACAACTTGGGCGCAGGCGGAGCTAAAAGACAGGAACCCTTGTATATGATTACCATGAACGGGGCATCTTTAAGCAAAATTGAGCGGATAGCCTATTATATAGGCGGTTTCTATGCATAGGTGGTATAAATGGCTACACTGAGTAAAACATATGGAGCAACCATAGTAACCAGTACGGAGACGGTGCAATATGCCGGAGAAACTACTAATAACTACTTTGGTGGGCATCGTATAACTATGTTAGCCTTTAACGCTCCATCTGCTTTAGGAACAGATGAGCAGGTAACTAATGCGGCGCTTAAATGCCTTATAAAGGCGGATACAACGCCGGACTATGACAATATAACCATAGGGCTTATTAATTCAATATGGACTGGGGGTAATACCGGTTACCCCGGAATGTACGCGGCTTGTTCCGGACCTACTATAAGCGTGCCGCTTAGCGCAGGGCTTGAAGAGGCGGGGGCAAACATACCAGTTACAGGATTAATACAGATTTGGGCGGCAAACCCGACTGCTTACAGCGGGTTATATTTAGCCTGTTCAACGCTTAACTTAACCCGCATAAAAGGCACCAACTGTACTGTTGATTACAGCACCATTACTATGGGCGCCCCGGGCGCACCAACGAGCATAAACCTATCAGGTGATGTATGCGAGATAGCGCCCACATTCAGCTGGAGCGGAGCTTCCGGCGGAACGAACAACCCTATATATGGTTACACAATACAATTTGCTGACAGTTATAACGGCGAAAGTTGGGGCGATTGGCAGCATTTTATATCCTTTGTAATGACGGAAACAAATGGAAGCACAGTTATTCCTTTACCTTCTACTAGAGGGGTATATAGAAAGGTACGCATACGCACAAATGGAAGTGAAGGGATAAACAGCGCATGGGTAGAGGCGCCGCCATTCCGCTATAACAGCGCGCCAGAGCCACCAATAATTAATCTGCCAATTCCACAACATAGGACATATAACACAATGGTTAGATTTCTTATAACTGTTGGAGAAGAGCCGGACGGGCAACTTGTAGACTTAGAAAAAGGTGCGGGTGGCGTATCTTTTATTGCAAGCAGCCCGGGACCTTATCACCAAGGGAAGAAGTTAATACTACAGACACAGTATTGTCCATATGAACCTGATGGATTAACAGAAATTGTAATAATTCTTAGGGCGCGTGATGAGATGGGCGTTTGTGAAACCAGTAACTATAGTTTCAAAATAGTAAATGTAAGAAACCCAAACAATATTGTAGAAGACGGTGAGTTTGTAGCAGGCGGTACTAGAATTAGAGCGTCACATATAAATGATTTGCGCGAAGCTATTCAAAGCTTGCGTAACGCTTACTCTTTACCTGTATTTGATTGGACAAGCGGAGATGTAATTGCAGGAACTACGCCTTTAAGCGGATGGAAAGCGCATGTAGAAGAAATGCGCACGGCTATTAATGGTGTTATAAACAAAATCAACACATGGGATGACACGGCGGAAGATTGTTTGGTAGAGGTACCCGAATGGATACCAATAACCGGCACAAAACCGAGAGCAGATGTAATGGAGCAGCTGCGCAGCGTAATAGCATCAATATAAGGAGCGGATAAAATGGCAGAAATGATACTCCGGGCAACCGGAAGCAAACTTAAAATAATCAGCGCAATACATTTAACAAGTACGCAAGCGCAGTATGATACATGCCTGTTTGAATTTGATGAGGAATGGGATGGATATGGTTTGCGAACAGCAGTGTTTTACAGCAATCCTAACAACATTAAACCTATGCTGCTAGATGCGGATAATCGCTGCTTTATACCATGGGATTCTTTTAGCGACAGCAGATATTTATATATCGGCGTGTACGGTAGCAGCGGCAGCAGCTATTTACCCACGCAGTTTGTAGAGATAATGTATCAACCAGGTGCTAACATCGACAACCATAATTACCCACCTACACCTGGAATATATGAGCAAATTGTTACTTTTATGAACGAATATGCCCAGCATACTCATGGTAACATTACGCGAGATGGTAAACTAGGTAATACAAAAGACCGTTTGCTTGTTACCGGTACGAACGGACTAATTACCACTAAAACCCCGCAGGAAGCGGCAAGCTTAATAGGCGTATCTAACCCTAATATACTGCACAACTGGGACTTTAGGAATCCTATAAATCAGCGGAGTGTGACAAGTTTTAATAGAGAATACGGAATAGACAGATGGAAAGCCGACAATTCTAAAGAGGTGACGATAACCGAAAGCGGGCTTGTTATTTTAAATGGCGGTTGGATTCTTCAGCGTTTAGAAAATAGGTTAGGAAATAAGACGGTGACTGTTTCCGTGAGAACAACAGACGGCATTATAACGAGCGGAACCGGCATTTTCCCGTCAACGGTTAATGGTAGGACAGATATTAATAGAGGAAGGTTTAATTTTATATTATTTTGCAGGTCCCTGTATGACGAAATTGTTATAACGCCACAAACGCAGGACGAAACCGTTGAGGCAGTTAAGGCCGAAATCGACTCCAACAGCACCCTACACCTTGACCCGCCCATGGACTGGGCGGTGGAGATGCCGAAGTGCCTGAGGTTTTTTGTAAATTTAAAACAAAAGCCGATATTGTACGGGTACAGGAATACTTATACAGGAGCGGTATTTTATCTACCTTTATCTGTCCCTATGAGGATAAATCCAACTTTTAGTAGTTACAGCGAAATTAAGATAGCTGCTGGCGATTCTTGGATACCAGGATTCACAGTTTCTGATAATGAAATGACAAACTCAGGAAACCTAAAAGTCTTTATAAATACAGAGCAGACGATACCTGAAGCGCCTCTTATTGCAACAATAAGCGCTGGAAATAATGATATAACTTTATCAGCAGACTTATAAGG